ACAAAAATTCTGCGATTTCGATAAAAACCGGATACCGGATTCCAACGCCGTGAGACGATCCAGAATTTGACCCGATACGGACTAACGCTACTAACACGGATAGAGGAACGATGTCGCGCCATCCGAAGCCGACAGAGCTGCACAAACTGATGGGCACCTATAACGTCACCAAACACGGCCGGGACCGGATGGGCGAGCCGATCGCGGTCGGCAATCTCGCCGACACACGGCCGCCGTCCTGGATGTCCGCCGAAGAGGTCGCGACCTGGGACTATGCGCTCTCGCATGCGCCCGTCGGCATCGTGAAATGCATCGACCTGTCGGTATTCGCGGTCTGGGTGGTCGCCGAAGTGCAGCATCGGGTCGCGGCGGCCAGACAGCACGCGCTGGATGAGCGGTCGGATTATCCGCTGCTGTACCGCGACAAGACCGGCGCGCTGGTGCCGTCGCCGTATCTCGGCGTGATGGACCGCGCGGCGGTGCGGCTGATGAAAGCCGCCGACCATCTGGGTTTCTCGCCTGCATCGCGGCCCAGGCTGGCGACCGGGATCCCGAACGAGCCGGCCGAGGACTCCCCCTGGGCGCGCTTCAAGGTGATCCGCGGTGACCGGGATCCCGCGTGAGGACTATCCCGAGGTCGCCGACGGCCTCGCCTATGCCCGCGATGTCATGGAGCGGCGCATTCCTGCCTGCCGCCTGGTCCGCCTCGCCTGCGACCGCTTCCTGCGCGACCTGAACGCCCGCGGCGGCGAGTGGGAGTTCCGCCCCGACCTCGCCGAGAACGCGATCGCCTTCGCCGGCATGATGCCGAACATCAAGGGTCCGGAAGCCGACAAGCCGCTGCGCCTGATGGGCTGGCAGAAGTTCCTGTTCAGCAACATCTTCGGCTTCGTCGACTCCGGCACCGACACCCGCCGCTTCCGCCAGGCCATCGTCTATGTCCCCCGCGGCAACGGCAAGACCTCGGGGGCCGCGCCGCTGGCCCTGTACCTGACCTTCATGGACGGCGAGGGGGGTGCGGAGGGCTACGCGGCGGCGACGACCCGCGACCAGGCGCGGATCCTGTTCGATGCGGCGCGCGAGATGGTGCGGCGATCGCCCGGTTTCCGCAACGGCTTCGATGTCGAGGTCTCGGCCCACGCCATCTACCAGAAGACCACCGCCTCGAAGTTCGTCCCCCTCAGCTCGGACGCCAAGGCGCTGGAGGGACTGAACGTGCAGGTGGCGATCTGCGACGAGATCGCCTCGCACAAGACCCCGGAGGTGTACGACTCGCTGCTCACGGCGATGGGCAAGCGCCGCCAGCCGCTGCTCCTGAGCATTTCCACCGCCACAGGCAACAATTCCGGCATCGGAAAGCAGCTCTGGGACTACGGGGTGCGCGTCCTCGAGGGCAACCAGCGCGACGAGCGGCTGTTCGCGCTGCTCTATACGGTCGACGAGGGCGACGATCTGTGGTCCGAGGAGACCTGGATCAAGGCGAATCCGTCCTGGGGCCGTGCCGTGCAGCCCGATGCGGTGCGTGCGATCATGCGCCAGGCGCGCAACAACGCCGCGCAGGAGGCCGCGGCGATGACGCGGCACCTCAATGTGTGGACGGGGGCCGACGAGGCGCTGTTTTCCATGCGGTCCTGGCGCGCATGTGCCGATTCCGCACTCTCCCTGGACGATCTGGAGGGCCAGGAGTGCCATATCGGCCTCGATCTGGCCTCGAAAACCGACCTGGCGGCACTCACGCTGGTGTTCCCGGCCCGGAATGACGACCTGAAGCTCGAATATCGCGTTTTTTCGCACTGCTACATCAACGAGGCGGCGGTCCTGGAGGCGCGGAACGCCTCGTACCCCGGCTGGGCGGCGGAAAACTACCTGACGGTGACCGAAGGCAACGAAATCGACTTCGCGCGCGTCGAGGACGACCTTCTCGGCTACTGCAAGCGGTTCCGGGTCGCCTCCGTGGGCTATGATCCGTGGGCGGCGACCCAGTTCTCGCAGCGCATGCGCGACCAGGGCGTGCCGATGGTCGAATTCCGCGCCACGACCCAGAACTTTTCGGAGCCGACCAAGGAGCTGGACGCCGCGATGCGCTCGGGACGCCTCTCGCATGACGGGAATCCGGTGCTGGAGTGGTGCCTGGGCAACGTGGTGGGCCGCTACGACGCCCGCGGCAACGTCTATCCCAAGAAATCGCGTCCCGAGCAGAAGATCGACGCCGCGATCGGGCTGATCATGGCGATCGGACGGGCGATGACCGACTTCCAGGGGCCGAGCGTGTACGAATCGCGCGGGATTCTCAGCGTGTAACCGCAACAGGCTCTGCTCGCACAATGGACCCCGATCCTCGGCTTCGCCACCCGCTCGCGCTTGCGCCGGCGCGGATCGCGGCGATCGAAATCCTGACGGCGCAGGGCTGGTCGAGCCGCCAGATCGGCGAGGCGCTGGGCATCACGCGGGTGACCGGCGCGAGGTACATGGCGGACCTGCCGCGTCCGCTGTGTCCGTGCGGCAGGCCGGTCTCGCATGGCGGCTGGTGCCGGGAGCGGATTGCGGGCTCGCCGACGCAGCAGGCCTATTTCGCGACGACCCGCGGGCCCGGTGCGACGGACGAGCGGATTGCGCTGATTCGCGAGGTCTGGGGTTCCACGCAGCCGCAGGACTGGATTGTCGCGGCGGTCAATGCATTGCCCGGCCCGCCGCTGTCCTACGGGCGGATCCGGGAGCTGGCGAAGCGACGCGGCCTGCGCTCGGGGGGACATCCGCGCCATGCGCCGGGCGGCGCGCTTGCCGCGTCGGTGCGGGCCGGGACGGCGCTCTCCGCGTGCCTGCGTGCGCCTCCGGCGATGCTCGCGGCCCGGGCGGAAGCGGAGACGGCGATCCGGGCACGGCTGGGCGTCCCTGCGGGACTCCGGAAGCCGGCCACGCGGACGTTCTCCATGGCCGCCATGCGCCTGCCGCCGCCGGAGCTCGGGGCGCGGCTGGCCGCGGCGCGGGCGACCCGGCTTTCCTCGATCAGCGAGGAGGGGGCCGTGCCGCTGACCACGATGCTCCGGCGCACAGGCTGATGGAGCGTGGCCCCGGCGGTCGCATCGGCACGGCGATCGTCCTTGCCTTCATCGTTGCACTGTTCATTTTGGCGCTGAGTGGCGCCCTGATCGGGAACTGGCATGTCCGGCACGACGACGCAGCCGACGCCGCAGGACCAGTACATGCTGGAACTGATCAACGCGGCGCGGGCCGATCCGACCGCGGCGGCGAGCAGCGCGGGCATTGACCTCAATGCCGGGCTGGCGGCCGGCACGATCGCGGCCACGCCGGACCAGCCGCTGGCGTTCGACCCGGCGCTGATCGACAGCGCGACCGCGCACAGCCAGGACATGATCGCGGCCGGCTTCTTCGGCCACGACGGCTCCAGCGGCGACACGCCGGACCAGCGGATGGAGGCGGCCGGCTACACCTTCACCGCGCCCTGGTCGTGGGCCGAGAACATCGCGGAATGGTACGGCGGCGGTACTGTTCTGGATCAGGCCACCACCGCGCAGCTCGAGAGCAACCTGTTCAACGATGCGCCGCACAGGGTGAACCTGCTGAACCCGGACATGCAGCAGGTGGGCGTCGGTCTGGTCGGCGGCACGATCCAGGGCCAGTCGGGCGCCGCGGTCACCCAGGACTTCGCGTATTCCGCATCCACGCCGGGCCCGTTCATCACCGGCGTCCTCTATACCGATGCCAATGGCGACGGCGCGTACGAGCCGGGCGAGGAGATGGGCGGCGTCACGGTGCAGGCCACCGGCGCCGGCGGCACGTCCTACAGCACAACCACCTGGGACTCGGGCGGCTACACGCTGGAGGTGCCGGCCGGCACCTATGCGATGACCTTCTCGGGCGGCGGGTTGCCGAACCCGGTCACCGAGGGTGTCACCGTCGGCACGCGGAACGTCGAGGCCGATGTGCTGCGGCAGAACGGCGCGACACTCGGCATGATCGACTTCGGCACGCCGACACCGCTTGCGGCTGCGAGCAGCGGCGGCGGAACGAGCACGACTCCGGCTCCAGGCCCTGCACCAGCGCCGACTCCCACGCCGACACCCACTCCGCCACCGAGCCCCGTTCCGGGTCCGACCCCCCCGCCGACGCCGGCTCCCACACCAGCGCCGTCACCTGCGCCGACGCCGTCACCTGGCCCGACTCCCGCACCCGCGCCGCCCCCACCGCCGGCGCCCGGTACGACCACCACCACCACGCGATCCGGTGGCCGGACCTTCAGGACCAGCACGCCCCTGCACGGCCATCGTCTCGACACCCATGACCTGACCGCGCTGCTGCGGCAGATCGGGACCGGGATGGGCGAACGCAGTGCCGGATCCGGCAGCGCCGGCATGACCCTGCCGTCGCTCCAGACATTGCTGGCGCATTTCGGTCACTTCTGATGCTGCCGGGACCGTGGAGCCCGTGGGGCACGCGGATCGTCGCCGCGATCGTCGTGCTGATCATCGCGCTGGCGCTGCTGCACGTCATACCGACCTGAGAGACGCCATGCGCACCATGGAGGAGCGGACCTGCCCGTGCGGCACCGTCTTCTATGTGGACAGGTGGAAGGCGCACCGCCGCCGTGGCCTGTTTTGCAGCGCCACCTGCGCCGCCGCGGCGCGGTTGCTGCGCAAGGCCGCAGAGGGGTGCCCGGTCGAGGTTGTCCATGCCCCGCAGGCGGCGCCGCTGTGTTCGTGAGGCGCACCTGCCCGTGCGGCACCGAGTTCCATGTTGCGCCCCACACCATCGAGAACGGCCACGGGCTGTTCTGCTCGAAGGAGTGCGCAAGGCCACCTGGCCGGTACAGCGCAAGCGGCCGGAACATGGGCCATCGTTCGGGCCACTGGGTCCGCTTCGAATGCGAGATGTGCGGCCGGCCGTTGCGCCGGGACGTTCGCGGGCCGAACCCGGCGCCGCAGTGCTGTTCGGGGCGCTGCTACGTTGACCTGGTGCGACGGGGGATCCTGAAGCGGGCGGAAGCCGGGGCGGCGTCATCCCGGGAATAGGCGGAGCCGCGCATGTCCTGGCTGTCCCGCGTCCTCGGCACCGACCGCCCGGCGCCGCCGATGGTGCGTGCCGAGCCGCAGCTCGCCGCAGCCGCGCCGCAGCTCGCCGCAGCCGCGCCGCAGCTCGCCGGGAAGCAGGTTGCGACCACCACCGACACCGCGATGTCCGCGCCGCTGGTGTTCGGGGCGCTCGGGTATTTCGCGTCCAACACCGGGATCGCGGTCACCCCGGCGACCAGCCTCACGGCGCCGACCGTCTATGCCTGCGTGAAGTGCCTCTCCGAGGATCTCGGCAAGCTGCCGCTGGTGGTGCGCCGCCGCGTGTCGGGCGGCGGCTGGCGACCCGATCCGGCGCATCCGCTCAATGCCCTGTTCCGCAAGCCCAACCGCTGGCAGTCGAGCTTCGAGTTCAAGAGCTTCCTGGTCACCAGCTTCTGCCTGCGCGGCAACGCCTATGCGGTGATCCTGCGCGACGAGGCGGGCCAGCCGCGGCGGCTGATCCCGATCGCGCCGGACCGGGTGGGGATCTATCTCAGCCCCGAGGGGTGGATCTATTACGGGGTCAGCCATCCGCTGGTCGGCCAGGGCATCACCGTCCACCAGGACGACATGATCCACATCCGCGGGATGTCGCTCGATGGATATACCGGGCTATCTCCCATTGCGTGCGCTGCTGACGCAATTGGTCTCTCTCTGGCGACGCAGCAGCACGGCGCTGTCCTCTTCCGCCAGGGTGCCCAGGTGGCGGGCGTTATCAAGGCGGCTGGCAAGCTATCTCCCGAAGCGCACCAGAGGCTAGCACAGAGCTGGCAGAACGTGCATGCCGGCGTGCAGTCGGCGCACAAGACTGCGATCCTCGAGGAGGGTCTGAGTTACGAGAAGATCTCCATGACCTCTGAAGAGGCCCAGTTCATCAATACGAGGATTTTCCAGATCACGGATGTATGTCGCATTTTTCGCACGCCGCCGCACAAGGTGATGCACCTCGCCGACGCGCACTACTCGAACATCGAGCAGTCCGAGATTGCGTATGTGAAGGACGCTCTCACACCGATCGCGACGCGGTTCGAGCAGATGTTCGACGAGACTCTCCTCTTCAGTAGCGAGCGCAACCATCTGTCGGTCCGCTTCGACTTCGACGAGCTGATGAGAGGGGACACGCCGAGCCGATACGGCGCGTACGCGGTCGGACTCCAGAACGGCATCCTCTCGGTCAACGAGGTGCGCGGGAAGGAGGGCATGCCGGGGATCGGGCCGGCGGGAGACAGCCACCGCGTGCCGCTCAACACCGGCGCCATCGGCGACGCCAGGCCCGACAGCGCCGGCGCGGTCACCGCACCGGAGGAGCCGGCGATCCGGGTGCCGCCCACGACCTAGGAGAGTGCCATGCCGTTGAAGAAAGGTACGAGTAGGAGGACTTTCTCGCATAATGTCCGTACGGAAATGAGGTCGGGCCGATCCCAGAAGCAGGCATTGGCAATTGCGTACAGTGTGAAGAGAAAGGCGGCAGCGGCGAAGCGAAGGCGCAAGAGGTGATCTATATCAAGGGGTTGACTCAAATCATCCACATGGCGTAAGCACTTGATTCCAAAGTGAGAATCGACTACCTATTGGCTGGCAGGTGGCGCCGGGCAAACCCAAGTCACCCCTGCGGGTGGCAGCCGAACCGATGGTCATCCCTGACGGATGGCCTATCAACGGCCGGTGGTAACTGGGTCCGGGCACCTGCCGCCTTTACGCGGCGCTCCAAACATCTCGAATAGCGCGCGCTGGTGATCGCGAAGCCTCTGGTCGGTAGTGGGTCAGTTTGAGTTAGCCTGAATGAAGTCCTATTCGGTTCAGCTTGGGCGGGCTGGCGGCCTGTGCCATATTGCCTATATGGCAACCAAGCGTCTTCCCAGACCCCGCGACCCGATCGCCCTGGCGAAGCTCATTGGCGACATAGCCACGGCCCAGGTTGAGGACCGGGTCGAGGACGGAAAAGATCCTGAGAGAGTTCAGCGCGGACGCACAGGCGGCCGAGAGGGCGGACCGGCTAGGGCCAGACAGTTGCCTCCCGAACGAAGAACCGAAATCGCCAAGGCTGCTGCGCGCTCCCGTTGGTCGGGCAAGCAATAGCTGGCAACCGGCGTTCACGGCACGCAAGCGCCGGCTGGACGTTTTGCGGAAAGATGCTATATAGGTGGCAGCAGCCAGCGGGAGCACCGCTGGCTGCTGGGCCGCGTCAGGCGGGGGTGCCGCCTAGGTCACAGCCTAGGTTCCGATCTTCTCCTGCCGGTTCGCCACACCGCGCTGCTCCTTTCGGTGGGTTAGGGGTTGCGAGGACTACGGAGGCGGTGGGATTCGAACCCACGGGACGCCGTGGAATTGAAGGCTCTTGGCGTCCGCCTGGACCTCAACCAGGCGCAATTGGCCGCTCTGCCACACCTCCTCGGCAACACAGCGGCGGGTCGGGTTCTCAAGAACTCGGCCCGCCCGCTGGGTCATTCACGTAGTATCGCCCGTCGCGAGCGACCAGGCGCTTCTTTTTCGCGGCGTTCCAGAGCAAGTTGCGAACTGGGTCCGGCCGCATTCGAAGGGGTTCCCCTTCAGCGAAACGGTACGCCTCTTGGAGTGTGGCGCCGCGGGAGCCAGCCCTCCGAACGAAATCGACGATGACGTCGGATTTCGTCGTTCCCGGCAGAACCCTCGGCCTTCCAAACCAGTCCATATTGTCATCGTCCGGCCCCTCTGAGGCGTCAGTCCCGCCGTGTAGTCTCGCGTATGTGGATAGAACATCCCACCTCGCGCCGAAAACTCGATTCGTAGCTTTCGAGGCGGTTCGCCCCGGTAGCGAGTAGAAGAATCCTTAAGGCAATACTTAGTGACTTTCTCCAAAAGAATGCGCGCCATCCAGTTGTAGAAGTAATTTCTTGAACCGACTTTCTCAGCTCTAACGTTTCTGTGTCCTCGCATATTTGGCTTGTGAGAGACTGAAGCAAACCAGCGGAAGTTGAGTGAAGCGAGATAGCGGCAAAGCGTCTCCTTCCGACCGTCATCTAATTTCGCGAAATGGATATCAGTCCTCTGTCGGGACTTCAGCCGACGGAGTGCCTCGCTGAGCCATTGGTGGACAAATGCATCTTCATGTATAGGAACGACGACGGCCCCGAGGACAAACCACTCGGATGCGCCGCTTGGGTCTATAGGAGTTACGGTCTTGGTGCCATCGTCTCCAGATTCATCTATATAGGCGACGTATCCCACAGGAGACATAGATGGCTCCTTCGAAGAAGGACCGAGAGGAACGAGAAAGCACGCAGATTGAGCGATTCAAGGAGGCTGCCCGCAAGCTGGGCGCCAACGAGGACGAAGCCGCCTTCGATGAAGCGTTGCGACGGATCGCACGGCAGAAGCCGAAACCCGAAAAAGAATCAGAGCATCCACGGCGAAAACCCACAAAATAAGTTTTGCCCCTGGTCCCGACTGCTCTTGTCTGGTTCCTCTCCACCAATTCGGAAGAGGTTATGGACAGCCTAGATCAAGCTGTCCTGTTGTCCTATGACAGTTTTAGCCTTCTTGTGGGCATAGCTTACTCCTGCATCTATGAGCGGCAGGTTTGGACGCTTTCCCTGTAGTATCTCCTGCACTGTCAGACACTGGATCAACGGAAACTTCTTGCCATTGAATGTCGCGGAGCCGACCATTGCCGCATCAGCACGCATATCAGCAGTGGGCGGATTGATGGAAACAAAGATTCCGAATCCAAGCGAGGTGGCCTTTTCCCGTTGCGCAACCATTGACAGGGCACGAATGTCGTCAGCCTTGAGCTTGCCACCCTTGACGGACACGACTGCGAATTGCGTCTTCTTTCCATCGGGCTTGAATGGAATACGTCCGTCAATGCCCTTGTCGGCACCTTTCTTATCGTTTGGTATTCCATCAAGCTCGCCGATGCACCAAATCTCGAATGCCTTGGTGTCCTGCTCCCACATCATGACAGCGCCCGCTAGCGTTGTGGGAAGTCCGGTCACGTCATAGTCTGTGCCTTCAGTAAGGTACTTGAAAGAGGATAGCCTCTGTGTCCGGACGAGTTTGATCGCATATGGCGATACGTCTATTCCAATCCAGTTGCGTTTCAGTTCCTCTGCTGCGGCTATAGTGGTTCCACATCCACAGAATGGGTCAAATACGACATCTCCTGGCTTCGATGATGCCTCGATAATGCGTTTGAGTAAGCCGACTGGCTTCTGTGTGGGATACCTAAGACGCTCGGAGACCTGCGGATTTAGCCAGCGGACATCTTCATCAATTCCATCGTTAGATCCATGCACGGTTCCTTCGGTGTAGGGCTGAAAGGCCCAGATATCGGGAGCAGCCGGGCCTTCGCCCGGCTGAATCGTTCGTTCGTAAATGGGCCACGCCTGTCCCGGGATAATCTTGATGAAACCTTTAGAGTATAGCAGATCTAGCTTTTCATGTTGAGACATGCCGGCAGGGTCTACGCCAACTTCATCCCAGATTGCGCCAGGTACTGCCCAGTGACGCCCCTTGGCAGTCGGATCAACCCCACGCCAAGGAAGGCCGCTTTCGCCATTGCGAGTGCCAGAGCCTGTGAGAACATTACCGTAGTAATTGGTTCTGTAGCCGCCTTTCCCATCCGGGACAAAGTGCGCTCGTACATGGCCGACCATGTATGGACGACGTGGGCGATTCCATATGTACGAACCCGATTTCGTGTAGAAGAGGATCACATCGTGAATGGGCGCCCAGCGATTAGCCTTGTTATGTGACCCAGTACGCCTCCAAATGATCTCGCTACGGAAGTTCTCGGGGCCGAAAATCGCATCCATCAACATCTTCAGATAATGGCTTGCGGTCGGGTCACAGTGCAAATAGACAGATCCAGTGCTCTTTAGAAGCCGCCTGATCTCGACGAGCCGAATCGCCATATTTACGAGGTACGCCATCATAGGCGTCCTCTGCATTCCGGCGTGTAGCGCATTGACTAAGTTTACAAGGTGCGGATTGGGAAGATCCTGTATCTTCTCATAGGCACTCTGGGCGCTCCGTGGCCCCGTATCCCATGTCCATGTATCTTTGAAGACCGTCATTTGCGCTTCGTCCGGCGCGATGCCGTCTTCCTTGAAGAGCAAATTGTAGTCCAGATCGGACTTGAAGGGCGGGTCCAGGTAGGTGAGGTCAATAATGCCGGATGGCATGCTCCCCATTATGTCGAGGTTGTCGCCGTAGTGCAGGCGCTTCCTCGGGGTGGGCTTACTATTGTCACCTGCTTTTGCCATCCTGACCGCATACCATCACGACTTTGAGAGAGTCTATCTCTTGCGGTTGGGTTTGGCAAGTATAATATCGCCCATAAGAGAGGGGGTGGGGTGAGTGTTTATATAGGCGTTTATATGGATGACAAACGTGACGCAAGATGTAGGAAGTAGGTCAAGTGCTGCTGCCTATTACTCCGATATGGAGCGGGAACGTGCTCTTGCCCACAAGCTGGCTCGCGATCCCCGTATTCGGGTTCTAATGCGGTATCTGTTCTGCGATGACCGGGATGGTCCAAACGATCCTGAATTTGAAGAGGCGCGTTTTGGCGAGACCAAGTGTGCCGTTGTTCTGTCCAGACTAGATGCTGCCTCCATCCAGGATGGCGTCAATCACCCTAGCTGTGACGATTAGAAGCGATGTAGTGAGAGGATCGAGTTGGGCCATAGCCGCCCTCAGCTCGCTAACGCTTTTCCAAGCGCTTTCGGGAGGCTTGCCAGCCGCGATATTACCAATATTGAACAGACTGACAAGTTGCTCCCCGCTTGGTTCTGGCGGAAGGACTGTGACTAAGTCGTGTCCCAAACTATGCCTTATCTTTCCGAAGCCAAAGGGGCCATTTGGCCCTTCGGCTATACGTGGCGCAAGTATCTCGACAAAGCGGGTGTCGCCCGGCGGCCCATCAGCATTAAGCATTCGTAAGCAGGCTGTTGCGATTGCAAGCGCAAGAGGAGGTAGCCGTGGCACAGCCGCAGACCGGCCTGCACTACGCGCCGAACGGGAACTTCGCCAACGGCGGCTTCAACGCGCCCGGCGATCCCGGGTCGGACGGCTTCAACGTCGCCGATGTCGGCTCGGTCAGCGCCGCCGATGCGCTGCCGTCGGGCGATGTCGGCCTGGTCTGGTGGGGGCAGACGAGCGGCGTCACCAGCGGCTTCAAGCACCTGGTCAACGCCGCGGCGGGCGATCCCAAGGTGCTCGGCATCTATGTCGCCGACGAGCCCTCGTCGGACCCGACCACGGTTTCGCACCTGCGCGCCGAGGTGCAGTACATCAACGCCCACGCGCCGAACAAGCTGGCGTTCATCGTTGCCGAGAACAACGGCTCCCCGGAAAGTCCGGTGATCGGCTATTCGCCGTCCGCGCTCGGCATGACGGCATCGAACGATGTGCTCGGCGTCGATCCCTATCCGGTGCGCCCGGAGTTTCCGGGCGGGATGGATCTGGGCGTCATCGACAAGGGCGTGGCGGCAGCCGAGAGCGCCGGCTGGCCGGTCGGCCAGCTCGTGCCGGTCTACCAGGCGTTCGGCGGCGGCGACTACGCGAGCTGGACGCTGCCGACGGCCACGCAGGAGCAGCAGATCCTGAACGAGTGGGGCAACCTCACGCCGGCGCCGCGCTTCGACTACGCCTATTCGTGGGGCACCCAGGGCGGTGACTCGGCGCTGGCGAACAGCCCGGACCTCCAGCAGGTGTTCGCCGCGCACAACGCCGGATCGTGAGGGCGGCGCCGGACGCCTGCCCGGAAGGATGACGCACATGCCGTATGGACCCTGGAGCGGCATCTTCGGCTTCCTGCTGTTCGTCATCATCCTGGTCGTCGTGCTGCGCATCGTCGGCCTGTGGTGATGCCGTGATCCTCGACGTACGCGCCTTCAAGACGCTGCTGCGCCAGGGCCGCAAGATGCCCGACGGCGCGATCGTGCAGAAGCGCCCGTCCGCCTACGGCCCGGCGGAGATGTTCGGCGAGCGCACGGCGCGGTTCACGGTCTCCGACGGCGGCATCGACCGCGACCGCGACACCGTCGCGGTGGACGGCTGGCAGCTCGACGAGTTCCGCGCCAACCCGATCGCGCTGTGGCAGCACGGGATGGAGTTCATCGGCGGCGCCCCGGTGGCGCGGGTGATCGACATCGGCCCCGACAACGGCGCGCTGAAGGCGACCTTCGAGTTCCAGCCGCCGGACATGCCGATCGTCGGCGACTGGGCGGAGATGATCCACCGCTCGCTCAAGACCGGCTTCCTGCGCGCCACCTCGGTCGGCTTCATCCCGGACGAGTGGGAGGTCGCCGAGGACCGCATGCGCGAGGGCGAGTGGTTCCCGCCGGTGGACTTCAAGCGGCAGCGGCTGTGCGAGATCTCGATCGTCAGCGTGCCCTCCAATCCGCGCGCGCTGCTCGAACAGGTGGTCGAGCCGCAGGCGGTGCCGTTCGGCAACCCGCCGCCGGTGGTGGAGAATGCGGCGCCGGATCCCGCGACGAAGACGATCGAGGAGTTGGCCGCGACGTACCTGGGTGCTTCGAACAGCGCGGCGCTGGCGACCCTCGGCTGCGCGCTCGGCCCGGCGGCAGCGGACCACGTGGGTGCGGCATTCGCCGACGCGATCCGGGAGGTTGCGTCCGTTCCCATCGTGGCAACACGCGACCGCCGCGCCTTGCGCCGCCGCATCCTCGAGGCCCTGGCGCAGTGCTGAGCGCAATCCGCTGATCGCTTCCTAGCCCTTCGGCTCGTTCGAGCCGCGCCCGCAACCGTGGCCTTGGGCAAGCCACCCCGCAGCGCCGTGAGGCGCCGTTTCCTCGAATGGAGCCTACCCCGCCATGCCAAAGCTGCATGAGCTCAAGCGCCTGCGGGCCGAGAAGCAGCGCGCCAAGCTGGAGATCGCGACCAAGCTGCGCGCCATCGCCGAGAAGGACGAGGATCCGACGCCCGAGGAGGCGACGGAGTCCGACGAGCTGCGCTCGCGGCTGGCGCAGATCGCCTCCGAGGTCGCGGCGCTCGATGTGCGCATCGGCGATCTCGAGGAGTACGTCGCCGCGCAGGCCGAGGCGGCCGAGGAGGTCGATGCCCTCAACGAGGAAGGCGAGGGCGACGAGGGCGGCGGCGGGTCCGACGACGATGAGGAGCGCGCGGCGCCCGAGACGGTCCGCAAGGGTGGCAAGCGGCCGAACGGCAACGGCAAGACCCGCGAGGTGGACGGGATGCACATGCGCCAGCTCCCGAGGATCCAGCCGCAGGTCAGGCAGCCCGCCGAGCCCGGCACCAGGGCGGCGCGCTTCGTGCTCGGCGTGCTGATCGCGCAGAAGCAGGGCTGGCGCGCGGCGTGCAACATCATGCAGGAGCGGTTCGGCGACGCCGAGGTCGCGAAGGCGCTGAACACCACCGGCACCTCGACGGGCGGGGCGCTCATTCCGCAGGCGTTCTCGCGAGAGCTTGTGGAATTGTTACGTGCGACGACTGTCGTCCGCCGGCTCAACCCGACCTCGATCCCGATGCCCGGCGGCAACCTGACCATCCCGCGGCTGGCGGCCGGCGCCTCGGCCGGGTACCAGGGCGAGCTTGACGACATCACAATGTCACAAGAAACGTTTGATACGATTCAACTTAATGGAAAAAAGCTTACCGCTCTCGTACCCGTGAGTAACGATTTAGTGAGGAGAGCCGAGATCGGCGTCGAGGCGATCATCCGCGATGATCTGGTGCAGACGCTGGCCCGCCGCGAGGATCTGGCGTTCCTGCTCGGCGACGGGTCGGGCGGCTCGCCGATCGGCATGCTCAACCAGTGTGCCGCCAGCAACAAGCTGGTGGTGGCGGCGCTGCCGACCACCGGCAATGCGGACGTGCTGACCGCGGTGGTCGGTACCACCTACAACCTGACCTTGTCGCTCGAGCAGAACATGAGCCGGATGATCCGCCCGGCCTGGATCTTCTCGCCGGTGACGCGGGTGTTCCTGGAGACCTTGCGCGACCAGGTCGGCAACTTCGTGTTCGCCAACGAGATCCAGAACGGCAATTTCCGCGGCATTCCGTTCCTGACCAGCCAGCAGATCCCGACCAACCTCAACACCGGGACGGTCGGTGCGCCGATCAACAACGGCAGCTACCTGTTCCTCGCCGACTTCGCCGACATGATCATTGCCGACACCTACAACGTGATCATCGAGGGATCGGATGTCGCCTCCTACAAGGACGGCGGCGGCAACATGGTCTCGGCCTTCCAGCGCGACCAGTCGGTGTTCCGGGTGATCTCGGAGCACGACTTCGCGGTGCGCCACCAGGCCTCGCTCGCGGTCGCCGTGCTCGCCGGCTGGGCGCCCGAAGGCTACACCGGATGGAGCGGCGGCGCCTCGTACTACAACCAGCCGCTCAACACCGACAGCTCGGCCGCACCGAGCACGTTCGGGACGGCACCCCCGACCGGGAGCTCCAACCCCGGTAACGTCTCGGCGGCTGTTCCAGGAGGCACGTTGCCTGGACGCGCCTAGAAAAGGAGACACCCCGTGTCCGACACCTCCCAGCCGCCGCAGCCGCCGAACCCCGGCTACTACCAGCAGCCCCCCGGCACCGCCGGCTCGGCGGCGCCGTCCACCTGGGGCAATGCGCCGCCAACGGGCAGCAACGTGCCCGGCACCAATGCGGCGAACGCACCAGGCGGTCAGCAGCCGGGCCGTCCGTAACCACAGAGAGAGTTCCCATGAGTACCACCGCCGAGAAGCGGGACCAGATGCCGCCGCAGCCGGAGGCTGTGCCGCAGGGCATCGTGCCGCAGGTCGAGACCAAGCCCGTGCTCAACGACCGCGAGGATGCCAGGCGGCGCGGACCGCCCTGCCGGCCGCTCGACCAGCTCAATGACCCGGAGGCGCTGGCGCACATCACGGTCGTCTTCAACCGCACCTATGGCGGCTACATGCAGGGCCAATCGGCCGGCTTCGTGAAGCGCCGTGCCGAGCAGTTGATCGATGCGCGCATCGCGCGCCCCTTCGATCCCGCCGTAGACCGCCAGACCTTCGACGCGCGGCAGATCCGCAAGTAGTTGCGCTCAGGAGGCGCAGATGTCCGACAAGCCCGACGACAAGGACAAGAAGGCCGAGGAGCAGGAGAGGAAGGACGCCCGCCAGCGGGCCGACTCCGCGGTCGCCGAGGCCGAGCGGGAGCGCCGCGAGCGCGAGGCACGGGGCGGCCGGGCCGATGCGCGGCCCACCATACCGGGCACGCCCCCCGGCGGCAGCCGGCCGACCGGCGCACAGGCCGATCCGACCCGCGGAGCGCCGCGCACCTTCTCCGGCGCGGGCGGCGGGGGTGGCGGCGGCGACCAGGGCGGTGGCGAGGAGGACCAGGAACAGCAGGGCGGCCAGGGCCCGGCTTTCCGCACCGCCGCGGACATCGCCGGCGTGACGACGCAGGGGCCCGAGCTGCAACCCGATGACGCCCGCTCCGGGCTGTCGCTGGCGGTGGGGCTCGAGGAGATCGAAGGCAGCGAGGTGCCGCCCGGACCGGGCGGGGAGGCCTACCGTCACGTGCGGGGACCGACGCAGATGCCGGTCGATCCGCACGCCGCCGGGCTCGACACCCGCTTCGTCGGCCAGCAGCCGGACCCGCGCGTGATGACGCAGACCGGCGAGATCGCCGCCGGGCCGCGGCCGTACACCTACATCGAGCGCACCGGCCCGCGCATGACGCAGCAGGCCGCGCCCGCCGACAACCGCCAGGTGCCGATGGACCATTATGGCAACGTGATGGAGACCGGCGCCGAGGAGGAGCAGCCGGGCGGGCCGGCGTCCGAGGGCATGCAGCCCTCGCCCAACCAGCAGAAGCCGAAGGAGTAGAGAGAGCATGTCCGCAACCCAGCAGCCCCAGCTCCAGCAGATCCGCGACGCCCTGCTGGGGCTGGTCCGCCAGGAGGTGCAGAACATCGCCCACCAGGTCGGCCAGCGCGTGCTCGAGCAGGCCGAGCCGCTGCTCCTGAGCCTGCTCCAGAGCGCGGCGGGTGGCGGCGGCGCCGCAGGCGGCGGCGGCGGTGCTGCACCGGGCGGTGCCCCTGCGGCCGGGGGCGGCGGCGGTGGCACGCCCATGGCTGCGAGCGTCGGC